TTCTGACGGAGGGTGCTGCGCTGTAGTGTTCCCAGACCAACATTAAAGCTAAAAGATACAAGAGCATCGAATTGACCTTGAGTGAGCTTAACGGGACAGAAGCGTTCAACACCCCGCTCAAAACGATTAAGGTCGTCTCTAAGAATTCCATCTACTTCCTCCATCGAAAAGGTACGATTATCTCGTTCTTCCAGCGCGTAAGCATCTCGCTCGTCTATCTTTAAAGCACCCTGCCGTGGGTATAGTACATGCCCAACACCGATCGTCCACAATTTAGCTGGGCAGCGGTATGGACGCTGACGAACACCCTCATGATGCTTGATCATCTTAATGGCTTTGTCGCTTACTTTCACTTCTTAAATGCCTGTGTTCCGAACCAAAAAGATACAATGGATGCCCAGATAATTTGGGTTTCATCATCCCATAGGAGGTTTAGGGCTACATCAAATGGCACGTCTCTGTGGAACGCAAACCAAAAGCCAAATAACTCTACAAACATAAACATTAAGAACATGCCGTAGGTAATGGCTGGTCTTACCATAGCCCGTGAATTTGTAACCCACTGGGAAGCACCTTTGCCAATCTCGATGTCATGAGCATATAAAGAAGCTCTTTCTTGGGCTTGGGTCTCCATCTGGACTTGCTCGGTGCGGATCTCTTCTACACGAGCTTGAGCGGCATAACCCGCTTCCATAAGTTTTAGTTCCCGTTCTGTCTGCATAGCAGCCATAGCCAGCTCATGCTTCTTATCGGACTTATCTTGAAAAAACCCTAACAGGTTAGGCAGTCCGCCGGAAAGGAACGAAATTAGTGTTGTAAATAAAGTAATCATTGTTTAGTGCCCCATACTATGTAATAAGCAATCCAAGCAGCTGCCATAAAGCACCAAAACTGCACCCATTTAACTTTTGACAACTCTGCATCAAAATACTTTTTATCCTCTTTTTCTAGGCGCTCAATCTCTGTTTTGATGTCTAAAACCTTTTGCCATTCTTTTGTGCCGTACTTCTTTATAAACTCCGTTTTTGCTTTGTACTCTTCATCCGAAATTTTCTTTTGATGCTTGTACTCTTCAAGGGCTTTAAATATTGCCCGTTCCTTCTTAAACTCTGCTTCTCTACGCTCACGAATCCTTGCGTTTGCTTGCTGCTTTGCAACATCTACAGCTTCTCTTTGAACATCCTCGATGTTCTTACCAATTTCTCGGCCAGCTTCTCGCCCAGTCTTAATCCCTTCGCTGATACCTTTAGCACCCGCTGACAACCCCAAATCGTCCGGCATAGCTCATTCTAGCTTCCAATTTTTATGTGGCCTGCGCCAGCCAAGTAAGTTACAAGTGATAAAGCTCCTAAGCCAACGACCCAAAAGAACTTTTTAACTACTGACTCACCAATTGACGTATATACGTTTTGGATAACTTTTTCGGTTACCCGCTCTACGATATGCTCAAGTTGCTCATCAGTTAGGGGGAGAGGTGTTTTTTCGTTGGACATACCGTAGCCTATTTAAGGTTGCGTAGTTTATAAAGGGTTGACAGATAAGTTTCTACCGCAGTATCAATAAGATTCTGAATGGGTGTGTCTGTCTTTTCAACGGCAGTATATCTAATCTTTTCAAGCATTCCAAGATGCTTTTCAAGAATGTCTGCAATATCACCGGTATCGGTTTCTGTCAGCATGGGAATCTTACCGATCAGACCATGACGCCCTTGATACGCTTCTGCAATTGCGTCAGCGTTATCCACTATAGAGTCGTAGAAAGAACCTAAAGCCATATGCTGAGCATAAGACTTGGTGTTTAGGTGCTCACGATGAGCAACTTCCCGGCTTAAAAACAAAATAGCTATTAGGCGTGCGATCATTTTAGTATTTCCCTTCTGCAAATACATTTACAAATACAGTTTCATCTTCTAACGCTTCAATTTCATGCCATTTGTTACCTAATAAGTTAACAGGTTGCGTGTTCTTAGTCATAATTAGTTCTTTGCCTTCAACACGAACTATACAAGAACCTGAATGACAAATTGTTGCATGACTATAACTATGGCTGTGTTTTGGCAAACCCTCGCCTTTATTGGCGTGATACACATTAAGCTGTGCGCCATCATAAGTAAAAATATGGCAAGGGGCTATAACAATCATAGCGTTTGTGTGCCTGTTGATGTTGGTTGTGCAGGCTCAGAAGGAATGGGTGGTTTTGGTTCATTAGTGGTAAGAATCGAGCCATTCCATGTAAACCCAATATCACCCGCACCAATTACTTCTACAAGAACCCAATCTACAGTTTTATGATCTACTGTAACGGGTTCCCAAATCAATGCGGGAGTAGTTGCGTCAACTAATTGGATAGAACCAACAGGAGGTTGCCATGTTTCAGGATTTCCATCCCACACAACATTGTTAGTAACTATATTTGATTCGACAATTAAATAATTTTGAGTAGTCATTTTTTATCCTTACCATTCAATAAATACTAACCCTGCGGTTCCGCTAGTTCCACCACCATTAGGGGAAGTCCCAGCGCCTCCACTTCCATACCCAAAAGCTGAATTTGCATTTGCGGGTCCACCTCTACCCCAAGGTCCACTACCTGTTAGACTAGTCCGATAACTACCAACGCATCCTATATTAATATCGATAGTAACGCCGCTACCTCCACCTGCCGCACCACCGCTTCCTCCAATTGACCCCCCGCCAGAACCGCCACTACCATCACCACCACGAATTGAAAAAGCTGCATTAGCAAAAGAACTACCACCGCCACCGCCACCGCCGTTACCAAAATTACCAGCGTTTCCTCCGCCACCGCCGCCGCTAGCAGAAAATGTTGTAATACTTTGTGAGCCTGATGATATAGAAGATGTGCCACCAGAACTACCACCTGCACCGCCACCACCACCAACAGTAACAGATAAAGTATTTCCAGAAGTTAAACCTGTAAACCATTGAACAGCATGGCCGCCACCGCCACCGCCACCGGTGGATGCTGGTTGACTAGTAACGTTTCCTCCGCCGCCACCGCCACCAACAACAGTAACTTTAATTGCTGTTATCCCTGTTGGAATTGTGAATGTGCCTGACGAAGTAAAGGCTTGACCTCGACCACCAACATACGAGCTAGGGGATGCAGCACTTGTCTGAGTCGTACCGTCGTTAAATGTTAGAGTTGTATTATTAATTGATACTGGCATTTAAATCTCCTTAAATAGCTGCTCCAGCCTGAACTAGTCCGGCCGCCAAAACATTTCCATTAGCGTCAATTGTACATACAGTATCACCGTTGTATATAAAATTAACTTTTTTACTAGCTGCTGTAATAGATGTACCACCAGCTACGGTCTGAACTGCTGATACTAAATATGTTCCGATTCCGCCGAATGGTAAAAAATTATAAGATCCTGTAGCATCTACAGTTAAATTATTACTTAACACAACTCCATTGGAGGGAGTAACTGTTGTTCCGATAATTTTTGTATTCGCGGGGACACCGGTTCCTGTAATAAATTGCCCAACTACTACAGAAGTTAAATTAGGAAAGTAAATTGCGTTAGTACCTGACGCACCGGAGTCAGCTGCTTTTGTTACAACTGCGGTTGAACCTGTAGCATTTGTCTGGCTTAAAATTTTAGTGCCTGCTGTTACTCCAGTACCACTTAGAATTTGGCCTGGGGTTAAAGTTCCTGAAGTTACGGAATTAACTGTTAATGCGTCTACAGCAATCCCGCCAACAACTACAGCTTCATTAGAACTAGAAAAAGAAATATTCCATGCGCCAGCATTTGCTATTGAGTTTGCAGTAGTTGCATTTGTTGCGCTTGTAGCCGTATCTGCGTTACCAGTTACGTTACCAGTTAAATTACCCGTTACGTTACCAGTTACGTTACCGCTTAGATTACCCGTAACACCGGCTGAAGCAATAATTGCTGAGCTAAAAGTCTTCGAACCACTAATAACTTGAGCACCATCTAATTGAACAAGATTATTAAATATAGCGGCTACAGGGCGCATTGCAAACCCAGAACCAGCATTAAATGGTAGTGGGTTAGTATTATCTTGGGCGCGAACAACAGTTAAAGTATCCGTAACCCTGGCAGTACACTTAACAATTTCGTAATTACCAACGTTGTCAAAAAGTGTTGCATAGAAGTAATTACTTCCGGAGGGTAATGGAAATGTATTACCTAAACCAGCTGAAAGAACAATCGTCGTATCAGTGTTAGTAATTGAGGCAGCTATAGTCGCTGTAGCGTTATTTTTAAATAGTGCTGGCATTATTTACCTACCTTTAACTTTAGTTCTTCGACTTGAGCAGCCAAGTCTTTCATGCCTTCTACCAATAAACCAAGCAAGTTACCGTAAGCAACAGATAAATCACCGTTAGGGGCGACTACTACTGCTTCGGCTGCTACCTTTTGAACGTCTTGAGCAATTAAACCTGTGCCGGCAAAACCTGAGTCTTTCCACTTGTAATTGACACCACGTAACTGTTTAATTTTGGCAAGAGCGTCAGTAATGATTGTAATTTCATCTTTTAAACGCTCATCTGAAGTTGCAGAAAATACTGTTGCGCTAGCTGTACCGGTAGATGGGTTATATGTAAGTTTGGTGCTTGATACGTTTACGGCAGTTAAAGACCCGCTTGTTACGTCGTCAAACAGAATATAACGGGTTGCATTAGTAGTTGTGTCATCAGTAATTGTTGCGCCAGTTGAAGTATTTGTAATTGTTACTCCACCGGTACTAGCTGATACTGAAATACCTGAACCAGCTGTTAATGAAGTTACTCCGGTATTAGCGATTGAAATAGAACCTGCACCGTTAGTCACAGAAACACCAGTACCGGCTGTTAATGTAGCTCTAGTAAATCCTGTACCATTTCCAATATTTAATTGACCGTTTGTGGGGGTTGCGCTTAATCCTGTTCCGCCGTTAGCTATAGCAACTACTCCGGTTACATTTGAAGCTGTGCCGGTTGTGTTTTGATTAAGGGTCGGAACGTCAGCAGCAACAATTGCTCTAAATGTTGGAACACCTGCTGAACCGTTAGGTGTAGCCAAAACAAAATTTGCAGTCTTAGAAGCATATGGGTTTTGTGTATCACCATATCCTGAAGCAAGGCTAATAGCTGGGGTTGTACCGCCGCTTGACGCTACAGGGGATGTCCCACTAACACTACTAACTTTACCGTTAAAAGTTGTCCAATCTGCTGAAGTTAAAGCACCACGAACAGATGATGAAGCAGAAGGCAGATTAAAGGTATGGACATCTGTAACGCTTGAGATATTAAAGTTTGTACCTGCTGTACCTACTGCAAAGCCTTGAACTTGAGCAGTTAAGCCGTTTAAAGCATTAAGACCGGTAGAAAATGTAGTAATAATTTGACATAAATTACTATTTTCTGTGTGTAAAGTAATGGTTCTACCACTATGAATTACATATACCCTAATGGCTAAACGGTCGGTTACAGCTAAAGTAGTCTGGGGTACACCCAAAGAAGTTATATACAAATCGGTAGACGTACCACCTGTAATACCTTCGGGGTTTGTAGACCCACTTGCAATTAAAGTAAATGTTGTGCCGTTGTATTTGTATAGTTCTAAATAAAACGCAGGTGAGCCGCCCGCAGCAGATGCACTAAAGTACATCTCCATGTTCCAGTTGCCAGCAGGTATGTTTAGTAAAGAAGGGTCAGCAGCGTCAGTAATAAACTGGGCAATATACCCATCGGCAGCAATAGTAAAGTCTGTACCCGCCCCAAATATAGGGGCTCTACTCATCTCGTAGTAGGTATTACCCCCGATAGTGCCCTGATTGACACTTCCGTTAAAATAATACGAAACAGACGCTCCACCGCCACCTGCAGTGCTACCAGTAATACTTAGGTTACGAGTTGACCCCGTACCTGTAATGACAATAGAGCCATTATTAGACGTAAGAGTTTCAATCTTAGCATCATTAAGATTTGTAAAGTTGGTATCGACCTCGTTATTAGTTAACGGCGATCCTTTACCAGCACGAGTAACAATGGTAGTCAAAATCTACCCCTTTATCCGTTTATTGCTTACGATATTGTAACAGTCCAGGTGATGCTCATTGCATCATCAACACCTTTATTAACAACCGCAAATACTGTACGGCAGAGCATAGTTCCGGCAGATGAAGCATTAAAAATACCTGCTTCAACAACAGCACCAGTACCCGTACCTGCTGGGAAAGTTGCAGTATAAGTTACTACGTTAGTAGTCGCAGTTGCAGAAGCTAGAGCCACACGCCCTAATTCAGTACCAAGAGCAGTATCACCGGCTGCAGCTGCAGTACTACTTGACCCAATAGCCATGTGACTCATGACGTTAGAGGCAGTACCAACCATGCGGGACGCTACAAAGTTCTTACCGACGGTAACAACTAGGTTTTTAAAGTCATGTTCTTCTTTTACCTTGCCATCGGCACCGGTAAGGACGACTCGCAAGGAGCCGGAAGCTTTTAGGTTTTCAGTTGGGTTCATTACAGCTCCTTATGTAAATGTGCGGGATACGCCCACATAGTCTTCTAAAAAATAGGTTATATCGCAGTAGTCTTGCATGGACAAGATCCCACTACTAGATAATACCGCATTATCCGACTTATTTGGTGCAAAAACAACTGCTTGTGCGTCGGTCTGGGAAATTAAATCACTAGTTGCTTTAAAAAACAAATACTCAATATCCCCATCCATATTATCAATGAGGGTAAGCGCTTCAGCTAAATTTTTATCAACACCTCTAGAACTATTGTCTGAAACAGTAGCAGCATCTACTTCTGTGCCGGGTAAAATAGATTTATAAGGTACATCTGGTACGCTAAAACTGTCAGAAAATGATCTTTCATACAACCTGACTGCTACGGCTGAATCTACTAAGGAAAAAGCATCAGCTATATATTTTGCAAAAACAACACCAGTAATACTGTCTGCTGGCGATGATGTATCTACAACATCTATATGTGGTTGTATATCTCCAATTATAGCTAAATCGTTAAGAATTTGACTGTCAAATAACCCTTTAGTAAAGGTTCTTGTCACACTGTCACTAAAACCGTTGGTTGCATCTGCTAAAACTTTAGTAGTTGCTAAAGTAACTAAATCTGTAGGCGTTATTACTTCTACCCCTAAAACATCAGGGAAAGTTACAGCCGCACAGATATTTACGTCTAAATAACTGACACTAAAAGTAGGTTGTACATAAGAAACCTCGACTTTTACCGCTTGATCAGGATTAAGACATGTAAATGCCATTAGAAATCAGCGCGTAAAGTAAAGTTAAGTAAATCAAAAGCCGTCAAAATCTGGCCGTTAAAGCTCATCTCAATTTCACCTTGGTACTGTCCTGGCGGTACATCTAGCGTAGGCCCTGGAAAACCAAAACGAACAACCCCATTAACTGGGTCTACTTTAGAACAGGTTAAGGTAGATAAAACTGTAGTGCCTTGAAGTGCACGAAACTTAACAACTACTGTAGTGGTAGCCGCTGAAAGGTCAATTGGGTCACCAGTATTACGGTCGGTAAGGGTTAGCGTTACCTCTGGTAGATTGTCGTTTTGTACAATTTTTATAGTGCTCATGCCCACCTCTGGAATTCTGTTCTTGTAGAAGCTCGTGTGAGCCCCTTGTTCATCTGGATTCTAGCTCTGCTGATATGGTAATTAAACATCTTAGCAGCTTCAATAGCCCCTGCTTTGTCAGTGTAATCCTGCCGTGGTTGGGCCAATAAACGAGCCCTGGCACCCCAAGCAATAGCTTCTGCCCACTGTTCATAAATCTCAGAATCAATCTCTGTAGAATCCTGGGTTGGAGCTAGAGCGGTTCTCAAATACAACGCCCCTGGCTGGGTAATATATGGAATAGGTACTAAAAGAACTTCTGGTTTAATAGTTCTTGTGATGTATTGGGGTGATCCCTGTAACTGATCCCATGCCCCCATGCGGTATATATCTGCTAATTCATCAGGGCTTTTTGGGATAAGCAGTAACGTATTAAAATAAGCCTGAATAGGGCCTACCAGCTTAGTATCTGCTGGGGTATTAATTGCGTAATTTGCTTGCCCATTTACTATGTTAATAGCTGGAATGGTGTATTGCCAATAGTAAGTTCTTTCACAAAACTCGATACAAGCCTGTTTAATTGCATCAATTGCAATAAATTCAGATGCATCAGGTACATACTGCAGTACTCGAGGCAAAAATTGATCGTAAGAAACGGAAAAACCGTATGCCTGGGTCATGACTCAGATCCTGGTTTATTGGGGTCTTTTGCAGTGAAGTTTTGATTTGGGTTATTAGCCAGCTCAGAAGACTGCTTAATCTGCATAGCAGCCATAAACGTTTGTAGATAACCAGCTGCAAGTTGTAGTCCTGGTGCATACTCTGCGTCTTTGCTGCAAGCTCTGTAAAGAATGTAATCTAATAACACAGGCTCAAAAGTATCACTGATAGAAATTGCAGTACTTTCCGAAGTAATCATCGGAGGTACTGGTGCGTAGTTGATTTGTACGTGTCCCTGCCCATTATTAGGTGGGTATACGTAAAAAACAGTTTGATCTTGCTGATCAAAAATGTAATGCTTAGGCATTGCAGATTTTGCGGCTGCATGCCAGTTTGGGCTAAAAGAATCAATAAGCTCTCTAGAAGTTACTCGAATTGCACGCCCTGGTGTAGAGCCATTTGTGCCCATGTATCGAATAAGTTCTAATAAAGTCCATCCGTCTGATGGAATATTCTGCCTAGTACCGGCAACTAACTGAACTACACTAACCTTATTGGTTGCGCTAGGGGACATAACAACAATTTGCTTTTGCCCTTGATTAAGCCAGTCTAGCAACTCAGCACGAGTCCAACGGGTATTGCCGATGTCAGTTAACTGAATCGATGCTTTATTAATTATAGATTGAG